CAGAAAGAAATAGAGGTTTCTGGTTTAAAAGGACACATGGATTGTAAGATAAACGGTGAAGTAGTCGATATTAAATCTGCTTCTGGTTTTTCTTTTAGTAAGTTTGCTAAAGGGCTTTTAGCCGAGGATGATCCTTTTGGTTATCTAGCACAGCTTACCGCCTATGAACATGCAGAAGGCACAGACAACGGCGGCTTTCTTGTTATTAACAAAGAAACGGGACAGCTTTGTTTTTACCAACCAGAAGAACTAGATAAGCCTAACATCACAAAACATATTAAAGATCTTAAGCATAAACTTACTTTAGTTAACCCTCCTGCTTTGTGTTATCAGCCCATACCTGAAGGTAAGTCGGGCAATATGAAGCTTCCTAAGAATTGTTCTTACTGTCCTCATAAGTTTGAATGTCATAAAGATTCTAATGATGGTAAAGGACTAAGAACTTTTAGATACGCTAAAGGTAATGTATACTTTACTAAAGTTAGAAAGTCTCCAAAGGTTGATGAGGTTTATGAACGCTAAACAAATTAAAAAAATAAATAAACTATCAGACAAGCTTCTTATTAAATGGTTAAAAACCATTGTGCCTGAAGAAGCAGCAGATGATATTACAGAAGAAAACTTTAAAGTTATGCTGCCGGAAGCCCCTTACTTTGTAGCTAAAAGATCTAGGCACGTAACTTTTTATACACGCCGTTGGGCTAAACAGAAAATTAAAAAGCTTTATAAAGCCGGTGTATCTTTAGAAAGCATTGAGGATATATCGTGGCTGCAAAAATAAGATCTGGTGTTCGTAAAAGAAGAGTTAAAAGACCGACAGAAAAAAATGTTGTGAAAGGCTATGACTCTAACTGGGAATATGAATTACATTCTGGTATTTTAAAAGACTGGAAGATTCATTCAGAAAAGATTAGCTATGTGGTAGAGCATACATATCATCCTGACTTTATAAGAAAGCTTGATAAAAAAATAATTTACCTTGAAGCTAAAGGAAGGTTCTGGGATTATGCAGAACATAATAAATATGTATGGGTTAAAAAGGCTCTTCCTAAAAACATAGAGCTTGTATTTTTATTTGCTGACCCTGCTGCCCCTATGCCCGGAGCAAAACGAAGAAAGGATGGGACTAAAAGGTCACATGCTGAGTGGGCAGAAAGGAACGGATTTAGGTGGTACAGTGTCTATAGTATTCCTAAAGATTGGATTGACTCTTCATGCCGTATTGAACTTAATCCCGATTATCCAGAGGAGCAAGAATGAAACAGCACACTAAAAAGAAAGTTGGTATTGATGACGCAACCCCTCAAGAGTGGGACAATGTTAACAGACCTCAGCACTACAACAACGGAGATATAGAATGTATAGACGGAATCCGCGCCATGTTAAGCCCCGAAGAGTTTGTTGGTTATTTACGCGGAAACAGTCTGAAGTATCGTTGGCGTTATCCGTACAAAAACGGAACGGAGGATCTAAGAAAGGCGGCATGGTACGAAGATAAGCTGTTGAAGGTCTTGGAACAAGATGGATAAGAATTACATCGACCGGAAAACTGTTCGTAGGGACAAGTACCATAAAAAACGTAAAGGTAAAGTGACTAAAGATAATAAAAACTTTAAAAGTATTCGGTTAGAAGAATTAAGAAAAATAGACGCAGATGAGGAGCTGTTTGATGGATCAGTATCAACAATACATACACAAGAGTAGATATGCACGTTACATGGATGAAGAGAAACGTCGTGAAGAATGGGGAGAAACAGTTAATCGTTACCTTGCTTTCTTTGTAGAGCGTAACCAGCTTGGAGACTCAGAAGCCGAAGAGCTATTTGAATCTATTACTAGACAAGAAGTAATGCCTTCAATGCGTTGCATGATGACAGCAGGAGCAGCATTACACCGTGACAACGTAGCAGGATTTAATTGTTCTTACCTTCCTATCGACAGCCCTCGTTCCTTTGACGAGCTAATGTATATTTTATTATGCGGCACAGGTGTAGGCTTTAGTGTAGAACGTGACTACGTTAACAGCCTTCCAGAAGTCGCTGACAGCTTCCATGAGACAGACTCTACCGTTGTTGTATCTGACAGCAAGGTAGGCTGGGCAAGCGCCTTCAGAGAATTAATAAGTCTTTTGTACGCCGGTAAGATACCTAAGTGTGATCTTACTAGGGTACGTCCAGCAGGGGCTAGGCTAAAGACATTTGGAGGCAGAGCTAGTGGTCCACAGCCTTTAGCAGAACTATTTAATTTTACTGTTGATATGTTTAAAGCTGCAACAGGACGTAAGCTAACGTCACTGGAGTGTCATGATCTAGTATGCAAGATTGCAGACATTGTTGTTGTAGGTGGTGTGCGTAGGTCAGCTCTAATTTCTTTGAGTAATGTTACTGATAACCGTATGGCTAATGCTAAGAATGGTGAGTGGTACTTAGGTAACGGTCAACGAGCCTTAGCAAACAACAGTGCTGTCTATTCTGAGAAGCCTGACTTTGATACATACTCTTCTGAGATGAAAAGATTATATGATTCTAAGTCTGGTGAACGTGGTATTTTCAGTCGTATTGCAGCACAAAAAGTAGCAGCACGTAATGAGCGTAGAGATGCCTCATTTAAGTTTGGTACTAATCCCTGCTCTGAGATTATCTTACGACCTTATCAGTTCTGTAACCTGTCTGAGGTTGTTGTGCGGGAAGATGATACACTTCAAACACTTAAGAAAAAGGTACGGACAGCTACAATCCTTGGTACTTTGCAAGCTACTATGACTGACTTTCGTTACCTGCGTAACATTTGGAAAAAGAATACAGAAGAAGAATCGTTGCTTGGTGTATCTATGACAGGCATCATGGACTGTAAGCTTACAAACGGATCGACGGGTGAGGCTGCACTAGGAAGACTCTTAGAGACTCTTAGGGACATTGCAGTAGAGACTAACAAAGAGTGGGCTAACAAGCTAGGCATCAACCAATCTGCTGCTATCACCTGTGTTAAGCCTTCGGGTACTGTATCTCAGCTAACTGACAGCGCCAGCGGTATTCATCCTCGCTTCAGTGAGTACTACATTAGGACTGTACGAGCAGACAAGAAAGATCCTCTTGCTACAGCTATGATTGATGCAGGGTTTCCACATGAAGAAGACGTAATGAACAGCTCTAACTGGGTGTTCAGCTTCCCTCAGAAGGCTCCTAATAAAGCCGTAACAGTAGAAAGCATGGGTGCTATGGAACAGTTAAAGCTGTGGAAGGTCTATCAAGATAGCTGGTGTGAGCATAAGCCTTCTATGACTTGTTATTATAACGACGATAACTTCTACTCTGTGTGCCAGTGGATCTGGGAAAACTTTGATAGCGTTAGCGGCATTAGCTTTCTTCCAGAAGCAGAGCATGTGTACAAGCAAGCGCCTTACCAGAAGATAGACAAGGCTACGTATCAAAAGCTTTTAAAAGAAATGCCTAAAGATATGGAGTGGGACATTGAAGAGTTAGACGACAACACTGAAGGCACTCAAACCTTAGCGTGTGTTGCGGGGGTTTGTGAGATATGAAAGAAGGTAATTTAATTTCGTTTAGAGTTATTATTGATCATAGGGGGAGACTAAGTACTGAGCTTAGTTCCTTCCCCGAAGATGAAATTAAAAATGTTTTTTCGGATGTACATACCCAAAATTATATCAGGAACATTCTTAGAGAAAGTCATCTTAAGTTAGATCCTTTACATTCTTATTTAGAAAAACAACTACAGGCATTATAATGGACGATATATATTTTACACCTGAGACAAGACTGTCTACTGTACTTAGAACTAACTCTGAAATTATTACGGCTTTAGCCTCGATAGAATTAGCTGAAGAAAACATTGAAATAATTACGAGTCTTTTAAAGAAGCATTCGGACTTTGTTATTGAGCTATCTAACAAAGCCGCTAAAGCAGAAAGATTAGATATAAGATCAGTTAATTAAATCACAACTGAGCAGCCACTGTTTGGGTATAACAATCTCAGCGTCTCCCTGTTCTGGCTGACCTTCCTCATCTAAAATAAAATGAGGACATATAGTCATTGAAATATCATCTTCACGTAAGATTATACCGCAAGATATAACCTTTGCAGGTTTAGTGCTGACTAGCTCGTCTATAGATCGCCAGCCTACGTTACCCCCGCCTGAAGCATCAATCCACGTTGCTTTGTGTATCCTCACCATTTTGTACGGTCTGCCCAATAAGCTGCTGACATTTTACCTTTCTTAATATTCTTAGCATGACGAGCTTTAAAACTAGCTCTTTTCTTTTTCATTTTATCGGACTCACCAGCCTTAGGTTTACCTGCTGTACTAGCACCTTGCTCACCAAAGCGGATTAATTTTAAATTATGACCTTCTTGAGCCAACACAACATGAGATTTTTTAGGATGGTCAGGGGTTCTTTTAGGTTTATTAACGCCTTTGAGCCTATGTTTTTTAATTAGGTTTTCTCTACGTGTTTCGTGAGCCATCTATATATTCCTCTTCTTTTTTATCTAGCCAAACTATAATTAGTAGTAGCAGTAAAACTACTAGAGTCCTCATACTTTTCGATAAGTTCTAGTTTTCTTTGCAATCTTTTTAGGCTGTTTACTATGCTGCTTACCCGCCTTTGTGTCTTTGCGTTTCTTTGCGCTGGTTTTTGCATATTCAGTAGAGCTTAAAGACTGTCGAGCCTTTTTAGGCAAGTATCTTTCACCCGTTGCTTTAGGCCCCTGAGTAGAAGGCTTACCAGATTTAGTACCCCAATCTTGTTTTGTCCAAGCCTTTAAAGACTTCTGAGACTTTTTAAGAGCCATTACTTGTACCCTCCACCCTGAGCTTTGTATTCTTTAGCTAACATTTGAGCCTTACGTGCTGACCATTGACCAGCTTTACCTCCCTTTGAACCTGCTTTAATTTTATTAAATAGATTCTTACGCATAGTAGGCCTAGTATAGTTACCTGCTTTATTAACCGTAGATTTTTTTTGTGCCATTACTTTCTCCTCCAAACACGAATACCATAAATGGCTGCAAACACTGCTAGTATTAACCACTGATACCAGTCAGGTGTTTTAGATAAAGCAGCAAAGCCATCTTCTACATACTGAACAGTACCCGGAATAAAACTAAGAACCATAGGAATAGAAAGAAGAAGTAATACAAACTCATCCTTCCATCCAGAGTTACGAATCTGTTCAAGCTCCCAAGAGTTGTCCATTTCCTGTCCTCTCATAGTAGCCTCTAGCTTCGTTCTGTGGCGAGCTTCTTCAATCTCTAAGGTCTTTACCTTTTCTTGGTGTTTACGCTCGCTACGGGCTGATACAGCGTCTACAACCTTGCCTCCTAATCCACCTATCAAGTTACCTATAATGCTCATAGCTTTCTCCTAGTTCAAAGGATTAGATAAGTAATCCATTCCTGACCACAGATCTTCTATTTCTGTATCTATTTTCTTTAATTTAGAATCTACATCTTTTAAATCTTTTGTCATTAGTTCAGCCTGTGTAACTGTAACACGCATAGATTCTAGTTCTTTTTCAAGCTCTATTACTTTCTCGTTGATTGTAAGCAGCTTGGCTTGTTGCTCTGCTATAGTTTTTAAATTAACCCCTAGCTCTGCAAGCTTACCTTGTAATTGATTTACGTCATTAGCAATAAGTTCCTGCTGAATCAGTTTTATTTGTTCCGCTAACTCAGCCTCAACACGACCTACCTCTTCTGTAATAGGAACAACATCAGGTATCTGTAAGGCTTCTACCGCTTCTAGACGGCTGTAGAGGCTGCTTGCAGTCCATACACCGCCTCCTAGTGTTGTAGCTAGGCTAAGTAATATAGCGATGTATACGCCTTTAAAAGACGTACCACCGATTGTTAGTTCTGTTTCCGCTAAACTCATCAGTCGCAATCCTCGTTAAACATGAAACATCTGTAGCCTAATGCAGTAGGGCCAGTTAGATACAACTCACTTTCAGCTCCTGTCGCTAACCAATCTGCCTCACTTAAGTAAAAGTCCATGCCAAACGATCCTTGTTGCCCATTTATGTACACCGCACTAGCGTTGTTAGTTCCAGTGTGAGACAGTTTTACCCACTGTTGATTCTGAGAAAATGTTAGTGTGCCTTCGTTTGCATTAGTATTATTATTTTCAGCTCCTTGCTGTAAAAAAGCTACTGCGTCTTC